AATTTACTTTTTTTTCATCATTTTTCTTCTTTTTTTCATCTTTTGTCATCATTTTTCATCTTTTTATTTTTTATGAGAAAAAGTATTGTTTTATCAACAAAAAAAATTAAATTTTCATTCCTAGTTTAAAAAAGGAATGAAAACAATAAAGATGGAACAATGTCAATTCTGTGATAATATGTTTGGTGATATTAAGATGCTACGTCAGCATCAAAAGAAAACAAAGTATTGTCTTAAAATACAAGAAAAGTTGACTAAAGAAAGAGAAGAGGCATCAGCTAAAGAATCAGCTGAATTATTAACATTACAATCTCAGACAAAAGAATTAACTTGTCAATTTTGTAACAAGCAGTGTAAAACCAAATATATACTCAACAATCATCAGACACAAGCAAAATATTGTCTAAAAATACAGGAATCTCAAAATTCACAAAAAATTATATCATCTATAGTTACCTGTAAATATTGTGAAAAGAAAATTTCATCTGGAAATTTTAACAGACATAACTCAATATGTAAGAAAAAAATGAATTTTTTTAACCAAGAAATAGATAGAATAAAAGCTGAAAAAGATCAAGAAATCGCTCTGTTGAAAGCTGAAAAAGATCAAGAAATTACCAAATTGAAAGATGAAAAAGTTGAAATATATAAAAATATAGCAGAAAACTTTCAGGCAGCTGCGGAAAGAGCAAATTATGTTATTGAGGAGATAGCTAAAAAGCCTACTTATCAGAAAACAACCACTAAAAATATTCAAAATAATCTTATGATTTCTCAACTTACACCGTTAAATTTGACTAAACCAAGTGTTGAGAGTGTTATAGATTCTAACTATACAAGTAATGATTTTTACGGTGGTCAAAAAGGTGCAGCACAGATGATTTATAAGCATTTTGTTACTGATGATAATGGTAAATCTAAAATAATTTGCACAGATATGAAACAAGGTGCTTTTCATCACAAAAACTCAAATGGTGAACATATTATTGATTATAATAATTCTCATTTGATAAAGACAGTTCACGCTCCTCTAAAAAAGAAAGCGTGTGAGATTGCCGCAAAAGAGTTAGTTAAAAACCCAGATATGATGAAAGAAATAAATAAAAATTCGACTTCTATATCAGAGATGACTTCAAGACCTGGGGTTTTCAACACAGCAATGGCTGAAATGACTGGAAAAAATTCAGCTAGAGAATTGTTAATCGAAAAAATATCATCTGAACATAATTTGTTAATCACAGAAGAGTGGTTAATAGAAAATGCAAAATTCTTAACAATAGAACATATATTAAGAGGACCAGAGGGTTATGCTGATTATGCATTATCTTATCCTTTAAATGATCGGCTTATTGAAGAAGAATATTTAGAAACTACATTTATAAAGTATAAGGATAGAACAGGAAATATAATAATAGATTATGGTGGAAAGATGTTGACAAAGATGATTTTTGATTCAGTAAAGGATAGAACTTATGAGTTAATAAATTCTAATGACAATGTAATCGTTGAATACGAAGATATAGAAGATTTTAATTTTCAGGAAGAGTTCATAAGTATTGTGATGAGCAATATATAAAGAAAAACTTTATTTGGTTATGATTTTATGAATCTAAAAAGAAACTAGTATAATCAATTATGAGTTTAAATATAACGTGTGATAAAAATCCACCAATAAATTATATGATATCTAACAAAAATTTATCGTGTAAGCAAGTTGCTATGCATCTGTGTAGCATAGGAATTTCAGGGACCGTAACATCTCAATTTACAATTAATTGTGAAAAGTCTAAAACAAATTGTAAAATAGAAAATGGTTGTTTACTTACAATTTACAACACTTCTATTGAAAATTTTTATAAAAATGTGGTTTATCCTCTAAATATAAAAAATTCTCTTACTTGTGGATATGTTAATATTGATGGTGTATATACTGGATGTGTAAATAATTTGTTTAGGTCATCGGATTGCAAATAAAATGTTCATTGATTATAAATTATATATAATTTATAAATTATTTTATAAAACGTATTCTACCAAAAAAAACTAAAAAATCCGGATTTTTGCGGAGATGGTATTTTGGGAGGTGTTTGAGTTTTAGGCATTGTAGGAGTTTTTATTGTATCATTTTTAAATTGCTCTAGTTCTCTTATAGAAGAGACAAGTAATCTACAAATAACACGATCTACAAAAAATATATAAAATTTATGAGTTCCAACTATTTCAATACGGTTCTTATCTGGAAAAGCTCTGATATAGGTATTGTATTGACTTTCTTGTATTCTGCGTGATTTGGCGTAATCCCACATAAGTGTTCTCGCATCTTTAATATTTTTAGTATAAAAATTTGGAACACCATTAATTGACAAAACAAACATTTCTGAATCATCTTTTACCAAAAAATTAACACTTAACAATAATTCGTCTTCACTATCATCTTCATTGTTCTCAGACTCATTGTTATCATCTTCATCCTTCTCATCTTCATCCTTCTCATCTTCATCCTTCTCATCTTCATCCTTCTCATCTTCATCCTTCTCATCTTCATCCTTCTCATCTTCATCCTTCTCATCTTCATCCTTCTCAGAATCATTAATTTGATTATTGTCAACTTGATTATCGTCAATATATTCGGTACATGAAAGATATTTTACATTTTTATCTTCAGAATTTGAAACATTATAATTATCCTTTTCATTTGTTGAAACACAGTTTGTATTCATGAGTTAATTTAATTATTGCTAAAAAGTTTTTAAATAACAAATTAGTAAAATTTTAAGACTTTTAAAAATGGTTCAAATTATAAAAATGAAAAAACATTTATGGAATGGAATAATAAGATAAATGAATCCACCAGTTGAACAAATACTTCGAGAAAACTATGTAGATGGAGTTTTTCACACTCATGTTTCTATGGTACAACCTAGAGGAAAATTTCAATTTAATAGAGAAAAACTAGAAGATTTTTGGAACGCATACTGTACAAAAATTTTTGAGGATGAAGATGCTATTGTAGGTGTTGCTGAAAAACCGCAACATTATTTACCTGTACTTGCTGATATAGATTTAAAAGTCAAAGAAACGGATGATCCATGCCTAGAAGATCATCTTTATACAAAAGATCAAGTAAGACAGGTGATTGATATATACCAATCAGTTCTTAGAAATATTGTAGAAGAATGTACTGATGATCATTTGATTTGTGTTTTGTTAGAAAAACCAATGTATTATATTTCAGCTGGGGAAACAACATATGCAAAAAATGGATTTCATTTGCATTTTCCAAATCTTTTTTTGAGTAAAGTAGATCAAGAAGTGCATCTAATTCCTAGAGTGAAAGATGCAACACAAGAATTAAAGATATTTTTAAATCTTGGGTATGAAGATTCTTCAAGTGTGATTGACAAGGCTTGCTGTACAGTTCCGTGGTTGATATACGGAAGTCGCAAATCAGAAGATATGGATCCTTACAAAGTATCATCAGTTTTTTTATCTGATGGTTCTGAATTGAGTATTGAAGAAGCTTTTAAAAATTATAAAATTTATGATATGAAAGAAAAGCCCATTCCTATTCAAGGAAATATAAAATTTTTTCTGCCGAGAATTTTAAGCATAATTCCTTATGGACGTTCAACACAAGAATTAATAAACGGTTTAATTTCGCCTCTTAAAGGAAAATTACAACAAGAAAAGGTAAAGAGTAAAAAACCATTAAAAGTTTCTGTTGAAGAAGCTCTTAAAATTTCTGAAAGACTTCTTCCAATGCTTGCTGATTTTCGTGCGGAAGAAAGAAATGATTGGATTACAGTAGGGTGGATTTTGTATAACATTGGCGATGCAAGCACTCAAGCTCTTGATCAATGGATGGATTTTTCAGCGAGATGTGAAGAAAAATATGATGAGGCAAGTTGTATTTACGAATGGGAAAGAATGGTAAAAAAAGATCTAACACTTGGAACGTTAAGACATTTTGCGAGCATTGACAGTCCACAACTTTATAATGAATTTAAGAGTGAACAAGCAGAACACTACATAAAAGAATCTTTAAATGGTTCACACAATGACATTGCAAAAGTTTTATTTTCAGAGTATGGAAATGATTTTGTATGCGCTTCAATAGCTGGAAAAACATGGTTTCAATTTAGAGATCACAGATGGGAAGAAATTGAAGAAGGTGTGTTTTTACGTGAAAAAATTTCTGAAGAAATTGTTTTACGATATTCGACAATTGGTTCTGATCTATTTATGAAAATAGCTGGTATTCAAGATAAGGGAGAAGAGGCAATGTTTAACGCACGATTAAAGCAAGTTCAAAAAATTATAAATAATCTTAAATCATCTCCTTACAAATCTAACATTATGAAAGAGTCAATGGAAGTATTTTATGACAGACGTTTTAAACAAAAATTGGATCAAAATCCTTACATTATTGGTTTTAAAAACGGAGTCTACGATCTAAAATTGAACGAATTTAGAGATGGTCGTCCAGAAGATTTTGTGAATAAGACAATGCCAATTAATTACATTGAGTATAATGAATCAGATGAAGTTGTACAAAATGTAATCGACTTTTTGGTAAAAGTTTTTCCTGATCAAACCATTCGAACTTATTTTCTAGATACATACTCTGATATTTTTGTTGGAGGAAATAAACAAAAAAAAGTGTATATGTGGACAGGAGAAGGAGACAATGCTAAATCTATTACTCAGAAATTTTTTGAATTAATGTTAGGAGAACTTGCTATCAAATTTAATACACAATATTTTACTGGCAAAAAAGTCGCATCTGGTTCTGCTAATCCAGAATTGTCTAGAGCTGCACCTCCTGTGCGACACGCTACGATGGAAGAACCAGACGCGGATGAACAACTTAATATCGGAGAATTAAAAAAGCTAAGCGGTGGAGATAGTTATTGGGCACGTGATTTGTTTGAACCAGGAAAAAGTACAAGAGAAGTTTTTCCAATGTTTACTCTTACTTTTATTTGCAATAAACTTCCTAAATTAAAATACTCTGACAAAGCAACTTGGAACCGTATTCGTGTCATTCCATTTGAGTCTACTTTCGTTGAACCAAATGAACCGTGTCCAACTACTCTTGAAGAACAACTCAAACAAAAACGTTTTCCTATGGATAAAGAATTTGGTAAGAATATTCCAAGTATGGTTTCCGCATTTGCATGGTATTTGCTTCAGTGGAGGCAAAAAGTCAGTGTTCGAATTGAGCCAGAAAAAGTACGTGAGGCTACAGCTATTTATCGTCGTCAAAATGATATTTATCGTCAATTTATTGAAGAATGCATTGCAGAAGACAATTCTGGATCTCTAAGTATTACAGAAATGTATTCTCATTTCAAAGATTGGTTCAAAGAAGGTTGGCCTAATATGTCTTTGCCCATCAAAAACGAAGTCAAAGAATATTTTGAACGTTTGTGGGGAGATTCAGAACGTGGGGTTAAATGGAATGGATATCGAATCAGGACTTTGCAAGACGATCTTGATTCTGGAGAAGTTGTCATTCTTGATGAAAATGATTTGGTTAAATATTCAGACGACGGAAAAGCACTTCCTCCTATGTAAAAATATTTATATTATATTAATCTACAAGTTAATATAATTACATTGTCCGTTTCTCATTATAAATTTAAACCTACGTATATTAATTATAAATAAAATGGATTCTATTTCTAATGCAGGACAACACTGGTTTCCAACAGAAGATGAAATATTATTAGAAGAGTTAAATAACAATATTGATATTCAGACAATCGCATATGATCATAAAAGAACATTAGGAGCTATTAATGCAAGACGACGATTAATTGCTGGTAAAATGTATTTGAAAAAATTTTCTATTGAAGAAATAATGAATAAAACAAAATTAGATGAAAGAACTATTATAGAAATAATGTATAAAAAAGATAATTATAAATCAAAAATTAGTTTGTTAGAAAATGATATTGAACAAATCAAACATACTCTACAAAAATTGGTTGATTTTGTTTATAAATCTTAAATAAGATTTTTTTGCATTTATATAAAATTAAATATCTTGTTTCTAAAAAATAAAATTGATTTAAAGATATTCATTCTATAGAATAGGAAGAGAGCATAAGATAGATCATTCGATTGATCTTATGTAACGTTTTCCAAAGTCGTGTACTACCAGCAATTCAAATATCAACTTTTTTTTGAGAAAAAATGTACGCAGACAACTTTGGAAATCTTAATTATATCCAAAAAGATAATTGTCTTTTTGGATCTGTAGCTCAGTTGGTAGAGCGCCGGCCTTTTAAGCCGGTGGCCGTGGGTTCGAGTCCCACCAGTTCCGTACAATTCCAAACATGTTTTTTGAATTGTTTATAATACATAAAAATTGATTTTATAATAGCAAGTCCTTTTAGCGTTTTTTTCTATCAATGTTTATAATTTAGCACGTGGATTTAATTCAGAATGGTTTACTAATTTGTAAGAATATTTTATTACAAATTTATATTATTAATTTTAATATCCATCCAGTTGCAGTAGTTCTATCTACGTCATATTTAAGTCCTATTTGAGTGTAATTTAGTTTTAAAACATTTCTATCATATAAAAGTTCTTCGTCACTTGGTTTCTTTATACTTGATTTTGGTTTAATACTTTTAATACAACTTTTGGTTATGCCAAGTTCTTTTTCATACTTGACAAACCATTTTTTAAGAGCATTGTTAGACCTTTTGTATACTTTTGCTAATTCACTCATATTTTTGCCACAATCTTCATATTGCTTTTTTAATGTTTCATAATCAGGTATAGGTATATCTCTTATAGATGATTTACTATAACAAGAAGCACATCTTGCAGCCTTATAAGTTATCTCAGTTTTGCAATCAATGCAAAAATTTTGTTTTTCTTTTTCCATTACATTTGAAATATATTCTTCTACAATTGTCTTATTTTTCTTAGCGTATTCACGAATTATTGTCTTTCTCTCATCCTTGGAACCCCACACTTTTAATTTGAATTGTAAGAGCATATCTTTTAATTGCTTTGCATCGTACTTTTCAATCTCCTCTATCATTTCTACTTGTTTTACCTCTGATTCTTCACTGTCAATCTTTACATCCTCTTCATCCTCTTTTTCTGAATCTGTGTTTTCATCCGTCTCTGTAATTTCTATTTCAGTAAACTTATCACTCAAAAGTTCTGTTTCATCCTCTTTTTCTGAATCTGTGTTTTCATCCGTCTCTATAATTTCTACTTCAGTAAACTTATCACTCAAAAGTTCTGTTTCCTCTATATCCTCTATATCCTCTTCGTCCTCACAATCTAATACTTTTCCATCATCTACAATATTTTTATTCTTCATTATACTGTGTTCTTTACACGGCAAACCAATATACTCACATAAATGTCTAATAGAGTTTATTATTTCTTCTAATTTTACACTTTTTATCCATTCTCCATTGCTTGGATTAAGCTGATTTTTGTATTTTAGTTTGATTATTTCTTCAATTAATTTGTTATTCTCTACGTAGATAAGATAATGAACTTTATAATCTTGCGGAGCACCTGTTTTATATGATGATAATCGGTTTTTAAATGCTGGCGTTGTCTCACTCGCTGATTGTGTTGACATACCTATTTTATAATAGTCGTCTTGGTAGTAAGTAGTAAAAGCAACGTGTGACAATATATACACCACATTGCCAATCTCATAAACGCCTCTTCTACGTCTTTTAAGCATTTTATTATGATTTTGCGTTACTGATGAGAGACGACGAGTAATAGTCGCTTTTTCTAGTATAACTTGTTCTTTTTCTTCTATCGCTTGTTGTTTTTCTTGTGTCAATAACTTAATTTGTTCTTGAAATTTATTCTCTAGTTCTTTGTTTGATTTCTCTTGACCTAATTCAACTTTACCTGTAATAAAAAGTTCATCAAGCCAATTTGATACTTGTACTGCAAAATTTGATGATAACCATTGTGCAAGATGATAACCAATTTTTCTATGAACCCATGTCCCAGTATGATTTCCACCTATTTTTGATGTTATTAATTCCATTCCCTCAATTTGAGGGAATGAGTTTTTTAATACTTCAATAAATTCTTTCGAACTTCTAATATAATTATCTAGTCGTTTTCCACCTGCTTTACATAGCATAGTAGCGTTTATATACCCATCCTCTCTCATTGGAATGGTAATAGAAGATCCGTCAGATAATTTTAGTGCACAATTAAATAATCCATCCGATGTTTTTACTAATTTAGTATTTGATTTAAAGACTTCACGTGTATTATTTGGCAACTGATCGTTTTTCAGTTCGGCAGTTGTCATTTTTGTTTTGTATTTATATAATATAAATACAAAACTTTAAATTGGAGTTGCCTAGTGATATCTACGTGTGACATTATATACACCACATTTCCAATCTCATACACACCTCTTCTACGTCTTTTAAGCATTTTATTATGATTTTGTGTTACTGATGAGAGACGGCGAGTAATAGTCGCTTTTTCTAGTATAACTTGTTCTTTTTCTTCTATCGCTTGTTGTTTTTCTTGCGTCAATAACTTTATCTGCTCTTGAAATTTATTTTCTAGTTCTTTGTTTGATTTCTCTTTACCTAACTCAACTTTACCAAAAAGTAACAACTCTCTAGTCCAACGGGAGACTTGTAAAGCAAATGAAGAACTACACCATTGTGCTATTTGTATAGCTACATCTGGATGAGCAAATGTATATTGTGTTTTTCCCACTCTTGTAGAGTTTAAAAGTTCACTTACCTGAATTCCGGTTAGTGAAAAAAATGTATTTAATAACTGATCAGATGATTTATTTTCTTTCCATTTATTAATATTTTTTCCAGATGCTTTGCATAACATAGTAACATTTATATAACCATCTTCTCTCATTGGAATCGTAATAGAAGATCCATCTGGTAGCTTTAGTGAGCAGTTAAACAATCCATCCGATGCTTTTACTAATTTAGTATTTGATTTAAAGACTTGAAGTCTATTATTTGGCAACTGATTGTTTTTCAGGCTAGCAGTTGTCATTTCAGTTTTCTATTTATATAATATAAATAGAAATCTTTAGATGTCCATATAAATTTAAAGCTGCATATGACAATCTCATAAACGCCTCTTCTACGTCTTTTAAAGCAAGTGTTTGTTGGTTTAACACATACCAAGTTCATTTCAAACAAAAAAGTTTAGAATAATTCAGAAAACTTAATCATTAGTCGCGGGGATCGAACTCACAAGATTATTCAAAAACTAGTGGCCGTGGGTTCATCTACCCGATTTCATTTTTTTAAAAATATTTAGTTTATGATTATTTTGTAATATTAATTAATATTACAAGTTTACAACGATTTAAGGCAAAATGCTTAATTCTTTTCCAGACCTTGAGTGGAAAGTATTCATTATTTTATTATATCAATATTCTGATCACACAAATTTTGATTGCAAATAGCCAAAAATTAATTTACAAATTTTTTCTACATTTGTAGTTTTAAAAATAAAATTGATTTAAAGAGAAGGTTTTATAGAGTAGGAAGAGAGCATAAGAGATTATGTGAAGTCCCCAAAGTTGTGTACATCCAGCAAATTCAAAAATTCAACTTTTTATTGAAAAAACTGTACACAGAAACTTTGGGGACCAGTAGCTCAGTTGGTAGAGCGCGCGGCTTTTAACCGCGTGTGGGTGGGTTCGAGTCCCACCTGGTTCATCATTTCGAACATTATTGTTCGAAATGATTAAATAATTTTGTCCCCAAAGTTTTTAAACCTAGCTTTGGGGACCTGTAGCTCAGTTGGTAGAGCATCGGTCTTATTAACCGAATGTCTTGGGTTCAAGCCCCAACAGGTCCATCATTCCAAACAAAAAGTTCGGAATGGTTATAAAATTTATGTAGAGGTACCTTGAGAAAAAATTGAATTTTTTTAAAGATTAAATAATTGGTAATTAATTCTTTGAATGACATTGAAAGATAATCTATCATACATAGATTCAATTTTATTGGAGCCATCTACTAGTCTTTATTCACTTTATCAAAAATGGGGAGCACATTATATTTCTGATAATTTAAAAGATGAGATATACGAGATATATATTTCAAAAAATCAATCATGGTGGTGCGTTCGATCTTTAAACAAAACTGAAATTGATCCAGTAAAGTCAGAAAAAATTTCACAATATTATTCATCTTTAATCAGACATTTATTAAAATATAACAAAAAAATTGTATTACATTGTAAGATTCGATGGGAAAATAAGCATAATACACACTCAAATGCATTAGTTTTCACAAAAAATGAAATTACGAACGAATGCAATGTCACTCTTGTTGAACCAAATAAAAAATTATGTTACTCATTTGTAAGACTAATTCGTAAATTAGTTTCGTCATTAAAATGTGATCTACGATTGGTAGCAGCTAATTCTCATTTACAATATGCAAATTATCTTCGTTCACTTGGTTATTCTAATTATCCTGTGTGTCGGCATTTGACACTATTTTTAGTATATCGTTTACTACATAAAAAAAATATTCAGTATAATTACTTCAGTGATTTAAAAAAAGAATTACACCAACCTTTTAATTTATTTTGTAAAAATCTACTATAAAAAGGAAAAACTCTTTGAATTATTTTTATAGAATTAAACTATACCCCATCTGCCCAAAGAACCATCAAAAATACGATACGTATTAACTCTATTGGGTATGTCTAGTTCTAATACTTGATTAAAAGAACGAGCATTATAAAACATATCTTCCATAGTATGTAGACTACTTAAATCATACCATACTAATGGTTGATTAAAAGATGTTGCCCGTTTAAACATATGACTCATATCAATTACTTTAGCCGTTTCCCATCCATTTTCCCATTCTAATGGTTGATTGAACAAAATTGCTAGTTCAAACATACTACTCATATCTTCTACATAACTAGTATCAAATGCTAAAATACTATTAAAGCCATTTGCATCTCTAAACATACAACTCATATTAATTACATTACCAGTTTCCCATACTAATGGTTGATTAAACGATCCAGCGTTCTCAAACATATGACTCATATCTGTTACATTATCAGTTTTCCATTCCAATGGTTGATCGAAACAAACGGCACCGTCAAACATATGACTCATATTTGTTACTTTTCTTGTATCCCAATGTAATTGTTGATTAAATGAAGTTGCTTCTGTAAACATAGCAAACATGCTTTCTACATTTTTTGTTTCCCATACTAATGGTTGATTAAATGAAGTTGCACAAGTAAACATATTTGACATATCTTTTACATTATCTGTTTTTAAATCCAACGGTTTATTGAAAGTTGTATAAGCAAACATACCTCCCATATTTATTACATTATATGTATTCCATTTCAACGGTTGATTGAATGCAGTTGCATTAATAAACATTTCTTCCATATTTATTACATGAATTGTATTCCATTCCAACGGTTGATTAAATGAAGTTGCTTCTGTAAACATACCCATCATGTTTTCTACATTACCTGTATTCCAACGTAATGGTTGATTGAATGATTCTGCACCAGAAAACATAGCAGTCATATCTTTTACATTACTTGTATCCCAATGTAATAGTTGATTAAATGAAGTTGCATTTGAAAACATTCCTGACATATCAGTTACATTACTTGTATTCCATTCCAACGGTTGATTGAAACGAGTTGCATAATCAAAACAATGGGACATATCTCTTACTCTACATGTATTCCAGTTTGTTATTCCATACATCTTGGTAATACTCATACATTCAGACATATCTGTTACATTTTTTGTATCCCAATAAGTTAAATCGAAACTAAATTTATGGTCCTTAAATAATTTATGCATATCAGTAACATTTCTTACATCCCAATATCTTATGATATCGGTTTTTTTACGAGAACGTACGAATTCTACAATAGTAGTGTTGTTTAATCTAGGTATATCAGTTATGTTACCACCTAAAAATTCCTTTTCTAATGTACTTGAATCTATCTTTATCAATTTATCAAGTAAAATTTTTGCATAATTTCTTATAATCAGAGACGAATCACGTTTGTATAAATCTATCAAATCATGAACTCTGCTTGTATATCGACGTTCTCTAACAATTCGATATAGATACTTTTTAATTGTAACATCCCATTCTTTATGTACTAGTTCTGGAACATTTCGACCTAGATACTTCTTAATCGTAACATCCCATTCTTTATTTTGTATTCCTAAAATGTAAAATATACCAGTGCTTATCAATAATCTAAGCCATATACGTGTATTCATAAAATCAACTATATTAACTTTACTACGATCTGCTTGAATAGCCGTATTTATAATACGAACAGAACCAATATTTGCAATATTGGATTGAAGAGTATCTGTTTCATCATTAAATAATTCTGTTAGTATTTTAAGAATTACATTTGATGGAAGGAAAGAAAACTGAAATCCAGATGGTATATTATCGTCTTTTTCTGATTCAGAATCTTTTTTTCTGATTAATGATGTCCATTCCAACTTACTAACTTTTTTATCTTTTTCTGATTCAGAATCTTTTTTTCTGGTTAATGGTGGCCAATCCGACTCCTTATCTTTTTCTGATTCAGAATCTTTTTTTCTGGTTAATAATGGCCAATCCGACTCAGATAAAGATGGGGTCGCTCGTGGTGAGTAAGAATAAGAAGTTATTAGTGATTTTTTTTTGCGATCACCAATATATTTGTATATTTCTTTTCCGTTTAAAATTAAACCAACGAATCCTTTAGGAAGTGGAATTTCTGTGTCAAAAAAGTTTTCAGATCCCCATTGAGTTTCACCTGTAAATATATTTTTGTAATAGTATTCACCAGAAGAACTTTTTTTTTCTTCAAATTGCATTTATTATTAATAAGATAATAAAGTGTTTAATATATTTTAACAAATGGTGTTTACGCCGGTTAGTTTGGTTAACAATTAATTCTAAAGAATTAATTTTGACTTATTTTACTAAAAATATTGTTAAGACGATACTCTATCAAGATATAAATAGTACTTTTACAAAAAAATATTTTTTGTAAAATTATATATTTAATTTGTTACTTAATTATAATAATAAATGGAAGAACTTTGTAAAAAATTAATTAAAACGTATAATGCAAATTTATTAGATGGTGCCGATATTGAATTGCAAAAAGCATTTTATAAAGTATCAGAAACAAAACACAATTGTATTAAAGATAGAAATGTATTGTCTGATCTTATTTTAAATCATCTTTACGTAGAACAAAAGCCATGTCCTGAATTTATAGGAGGTCCAAAAACTCTTACTGTACACTGGAAAGAAGAAGAGCAGAAAATGATATATATATTTGGAGAGACTCATTCTGATAAAATGGATTGTGAAAAATTTGGAGAAAAAGCAAATGTTGAGTGGGATAAACCTGGTTCAAAAAAAATGTCAATCGAATATTTTTTGAGTGAACTAATTCGAACTACAGATGTTTTTATTGACGTTTACTTTGAATTTCCTGCATATATGAAAGAACCAAAAAAATATGAAGATTCTTTTGAACCTTTTAAACCAGAACTACGTAGCAATCAACTTTTAGAAAAATTCAAAAAATGTGTTCAATATGCATCTAGACAAGCAAAAGAGTGTAAATTAGCAAGAATTCATTTTTTTGATGTTAGATATGAAGATAATGAAGGTTATAATGAAGGTGTAAACGATGCATCTTGGTTTAAGATTAAAGTAGAAAGAATTTTAAATCTATCATACTTAAATAATCTCGATAAAATAACAAAACTTAAAAAAATTCTATCAAGTGATCAACAAATTATAAACGTGTTGAATGAACTTAATTTATCTTCATCTAAAGATTTTTGGATAGGTCAAATTAAAAAAAATAAATACGCAGAAAAGGAAATAAAAAACTCGTATTTATCAGAAGAAATTATGATATTTATTGAAAAAGAAATGGAAGATTTAGAAGAATATTTAAACAAATGTAAAAAACATGTTTCAAATATTTTAAACCCAGAAATTGATAATGATTCTTTTTTACAATCTTTTGAATTTGTTTATTATGTAATTGCACTGATTAATACAATTGTAGCTGACGTATATACTCTTTCAAGAGTTTTTAAAATATTTAAACTTGAAAAGAATCCATATGAAGGAGCTTCGTTTAAAGATCAACCATCTCAACCTCATAACATAATAATATATGCTGGTGATATTCATTCAGAAAGATACAGACTATTTTTAGAAAGAGTTGGTTTTCAAAAAATCGCTAGTTCTGGTGGATCTTTAGAAGATCCGGTTAATTGTCTAAATATGAAAACAATACGACAGCCATTTTTTTCGTTTTGGCCAATGACAATTTTTAATACAAAATTATAACGATATACTCTATTTGGTAATTAAATTTTAAACAGGGAGTCCTAAATTTTCTAATGCAATTCTTGCCGATTTTTTAGCATTCTCATTCTCGTGCAATAATAGTTCTGAAATTGGTCCAACTATTCCAGAATCCATAATTGCATCTCGGTATAAGTGATTTAAGGCTATTTTACTTATTGCAATTGTTACCATAATTTTTGTAGGAATAGTATCATCACGAATGAATAAATCTTTCAATATGTTAATACCATCTTCTACCACAATTCTTTCACAAAGAATTTGATCGAATGCAAATGTGGCTAATACACGTGGTGCAATCCAACTATAATGAGGAGGAGCCTCATTATTGTGAATAAATAAAAGAATTGGTGTTATAGATTTTTCTAATATGTCTATATTTATGTTCGAAAAATCATAATCTTTAGTAATTTCCATAAGAGCTATCAAGACATACTTTTTTATTCTAACGTTTCTATACATCAAAAGATTTATTAATGGTTCGAGTGTGTTTTTTGACAAAAGAAGGTCTCTGTAGATTTTATTTCTAAAAATTTTTTCAATAATTATAACTGGATATAAAAGTAAATCATCATTGTCTACACTAGCTAAATTATGTTCATCTACCATCATTTCGACAAGTGTATCGATTATATCCTCATTTAAAAGTTCCTGAATGTATATATCCTCTGATAGGTAGGATAATGCAAAGGCTGCATTCCTTTTACATACTAAATTATCACCTTTTAAGAGAACAACCAAAGGTCTGATAGCACCATTCTGAGCAATAATATGAGTATGTTGAGAAGAATTAGTCAGATTAGCAATAATAATTGAAACATATTGATTTATCTCTTCATTTCCTAAACTAAAAAGTTCAATTAGTTGAATTATTCCATTTATTATACTACTTCGATTATCAACTATTATTGACATCTCAGCTAGTTTTTTTACAGCTTTTTTTTTTGCATTTTCGCTATCATAAGATAATATCTGTATTAATTCTGGAATACTTTTTTGTTCAAATTGTTCGTTAACAAATTGTATTCGTTGTTCCCATTTTTCAATTAAATCTCTATAGTACCTATTTCTATTATGAAACTGTGGAACAGTTCTCTCTATATCTTCTCGATCTTGAAATTGCCAATGGCTTTCTAAAGGTCCAAGATCTATATATTTCATAGCATCTACACCTGTTGATGTAGGATGATTATATCTTCCTAGCATTTCGTGAGGCAATATTGAAAATGGTTTCAAAGATACATAATCTTCTAAAACACTACCGTCTTCAGACAGAAAATTGGCTCTATCAAATACGTTTCTCCACCCACGATCATGAGTACTAATTTCTTGACATAATTCCTCATCAGTCATATTGTTAATCTCTGCAAGTGGAAGTTCAGGTGCAATATAACCAATCCATCTTCTCATTTTTACTCTTTCATCTTCTGACAATGTGTCTTGTCCACAAAATTTTCGCCAATTTGGTAAGTGTCTTTCACACCTACCTTCTTCTTCAGCCGTAGTTTCACATTCATAGTGAAATGGACAATCTCCGTCAAGACATTTTCTGCATATTGACCGCTGATTGATCGACGGATTAGTGTTTAGAAGTGGTGAAAAATAAGCCGATGACAATCTTTCACGATTTTTACGACTTTTATTTTTAAGTACATGTTTATGATCACCTACATAATTTGTCATTTCTTTTCTCTTATGTTTATGTCTAAAAAAATCTTCAAAATCAAGTCTTCTTAATAAATCATCTGGTTTGTCTTCATATTGTCTTTGCGATTCTATAAGAAATTCTTTTATTCTTGCAACTGATATTAACCCAATTCCAATAATATTATCGTCGTTGCATGAATAGAATCTCTGTGTTTGATATGTTCTGAGTACATTTAATATCTCATTTAATCTACCGTAAACCAAACAAGAAACTGGTCTGGATTTATCGTCTCTATGACTTGTTAACCTAATAGGTGTATCTCCTCTTGGATTATTTCTTGTTCTTGGATTAATTAATCTTGTTTCATTTATATTAAGAGTATAGATTGCTCGGAATCGATAACCATCTTGATGATCATAAACATAATGTTGAGGTACGTTTTGAGTATTATACGTTAATCCTAATTCTTCTTCGAGTTCTAAAAACATTCCATCATCGTATGTTTGATATCTTTTACATTTACCTGACATTCCTATTTGAATATCATAATTGCCATCGCTATCAAGTTGAATTGGTCCTAATATATACATACTATCATCTAAAAATTGAGTATTAATTAAATCATTTAAAAATTCAAGTCCGTATGTGCTTATTTTAATATCGTTATCATATTTCCATACTGATATTTGAGTTGAAACATAATGAAGAGTATTGTTGGGAAAATCTGGACATGAAAGTGCTTTTCTTCTATTATGTGGTGGATCAAAAAACCCAACCATAATATCGTAAGACATTTTATTTATTTATTTATAAGAAAACTTATATTTTCTTTTAAATAAATGGAAGATTTAAAACGCCGGTTTTGATTATTTATATACTTTTGGACTACGATGTTTCGTTGATAACTTTTTCTCATACGTTCTTAACTCAGCTTTTCTATACGCAAATCTGAAATAATTCAAGTAATGCTCTGGTTTTATTCTTCTTATTGCACTTCTTACACTTCTCTGTAAATCTCTATAATTCAATACTCCGTCTTTTTTCAAGTAATGTTTCAATTGACTAAACCAATTTTCAATAGCATTTGTCTTTGGTGTATATGGAATTGAATATAATAATTCATTCTCACTTTCATTTATTATTCTTCTTACATTTTCATTTCTATGTGCACCTGCATTATCTACTATAATCAAATGATTTCTGTATTCATCCACTATAAATTCATCTAAAAATTCTATAAATCTTTCTGTTGTCATACCACCTTGTTCATATAATTTATATCCTACTATACAAGTTGAAGAAATAGCTGAAAGTAAAGTATATTTCTTAAATACATTATTGTTATTTGACCTTGATACACAACGTTTTCCTAAATCGCATCTACTGTAATCTGGAACTAAACCAAGTTGAATAGATGTCTCATCCAAACATATAATTTTATTTAATATGTATTCATCTACTTTTCTATAAAATCTATTTAGTTCTGCTTGTTTATCAACTGCTTTTCCATACCTAACTTCTGGAAAATGTTCCTTTCGTGTTCTTTTGCGGGTTTTATTATGGTCTCTTATAACTTTTCCTAAATGCTGTGGTGTCAAATCAAAATCTGGAAATCTATTTTCTAATTTTTTAGTTAATTCCAACATTGTTATTTGTTCATTTTCTCTTAATCTTGTAATAGCATAATCTATTTGTGCTTGTGTAATTTTATATGAAACAGCGTCTCTATTATGTCTTTTTATTTCATCTTCCTCTTCATATCTTTCAATCCATCTTTTAAGACTTCTTTCAGGACAGTCAAAAATTCTACAAGTTTCAGCATAACTTACATTATTATTTAAGTAATATCTAACAGCCGTTATTTTCAAGTCTTCATGTTTATGTGGCATTTATAATTTAAAAATAATTTATTAAATAACAACTACAACAATGCGTAAAAAAACTGAACTATACAAAAAAGAACAAGATTATATTATAGAAAAATTAATTCAATTGTTAGAATTAGATGACCAAATGAGCACAACTTTATATG